AACCAATTGCCCGAAGGTAAATTGTCATAACCGGCAGATGCTGTAATCGCCATAATTATTCTCCTATAAGGTTAAGTTTAAGCTCGAGTATCAACACGCCCTTCTTTAAAGGCAGTATCAATCTCCTTCTCGAACTTTTCATAGACATTTGGATTCATTTTTTGAATCTCAGATGCCTTCCAAATTTTCTTATCAGAGTTGCCAGAAACATTTACAGACTTGGCCTTTGTCTTTGTCACGCTCTGTGCTGCACTGGTAGTCGAATTTGGTCTGCTCTTACTTAATCCATTGTCCGCTTTGTACAAGTCAACAACACGAATTGCCCATTTAGAATCTTTACTGTTTTTAGTTACACCGTCAGATATAGATGAAGGTTGAGTATTCAACCACTCTATAAATTCTGGTGAATCTTTTAATTCAATAAAATCTGGATGAGCATTTAACAATTCTCTGTAAGCACTTTGTACAACTAAATCTTCTTCACGTTTACGAAGTGTTTTAACTTCTTCTTGTAAAGATTCTACTTGTCTTGATGCTTGTTTTTGAGATATTGTTTCTACCACATCATATACATCTGGATATTTCTTTTTAAATTTTTCGAGGTCTTCATCAGACTTAGGCGGAGTATAACTCGCCATTGCTTTACTTTTTTCAGCAAGTCTCATTTTAGCCTCTAGCTCTTCCAACTTCTGCTTATTTTCATTTTGCTTTCTGTCGTAGTGCGATTTAAGGTCGTCATATCTTTTCTTATAATCATGGTTTGGCTGAGTTTCATTGTTACCAATAAAACCTGTTTCTTGAGGAGTGGCCTCTGGGGTGTCCTCTACAGTTTGTCTAGGGTCTTCAACTTCTTTATCTAAATCCTTATGATAAGGGTTTTGATACATTGTTGGGGCCTCTTTATCAACCACATCTTGTTTTTCTTGTATTTTTGCTTCTTTAGCTTTTGCTTGAGCCATTATTTCCTCCTATGGGGTCACATATTGTGAGTAGCCATTTTTGGTTGTTGAGTACATTGGGGTTATACCTAATGTATAAGTAGCCTTGTACTAATCCTAAGTTTTACGTTAGGAAACTTTTATTTACCCATCATTCCCGAAGGTGATGGATTTGATTTTATCATTGTATTTTTATTATTAATCATAGCAGTAGAATCTGGTTTATTAATATTAGCACTATTTATTGCTTGTAATAATGTATTATCACTATAGTTTTTTGAATTACCTTCATTTTGAATTATTATTTTTCCTAATTTTAAAAGATTATTAGAATCTGTCATATCAATAGGGCCATCACCAAGTACTGATTGTATTGCTTTAATGTAAACATCTTGATTTGTTACAGTATATTTTTTACCTATTTCTTCAGCAGTTAAACCATTATAATTTTTTATTAAATTTCTAAAACCTGCTCGTAGACCATTATCAGAATTATCAAATTTTAAAAATCCATCTTTAGGCATATCTCTTGATAAATTTTCCATATCATTTCCTACAACACCAAAAAATCTATTAGTATTAGGGTTTGATTCTAAATTAAAAGGATTATTATTTCTATCTCCTCTTGTTAATACTTCTCCTCCGGGTGCTAATTTAACGGGTTTCATAAACCCTTCAAAACTTTGTGACCTATTGGCTAATTCTTTTTCATCATCTTGTGCTTCTGGAGACATAGGAGAAAGTAATTTTTTTCCTACTGAACTTTGTCCTGCAAAACTTTCTTGAGGTACGGCTATAGGTTGATTTTTATTTTCATCTAAATTTACTTGCCCACCAACTGCCATCATACCTTGTTGAGGATTTGGCTGTGTTGGGTTTTGTTGTATTTGTTGTCTTTCTTTTTCTTTTGCCTCAACTCGTTCTTTACCTCTATTATTTATTTTTTCTAATCTATCATAACCAATTTGTTCTGCTAAAACTTTTGGTATTATCATTTCACCATTACTAACTAAAGCATCTACCATAGAATCAATATCATCTGCTGTAGTTCCAAAATCAAGTTTAACACCTTTACGTTGTAATTCAGTAATAGCTTTTGTAACCATTCGTTCTACATCACTTCTACCTGCCATTTCAACAGCAGGTGCATTAATTACAAAATCACCTTCTTCTAGTTTTCTAGGAACATCATCAGCAACACCACTCATATCTTTATTTGGTTCACTAACCATTTCTAAGTTTCCTGCTTCTTCTACTGGTTGATTTTGCATTTGTGCCATCATAGCTTGTTCTGGTGTACCACCTTCTTGTAGATGAACTACGCCACCTAATTTTCTATTAGTTAAATCAGGGCCGCTAGGAGGAGAACTAGAAACAGAACTAGTATTAGCACCACCAGTATTAGAATTTCCACCACTAAATCCACTTTCAGTATGAGGATTAGCTTGTCCACTTTGTGTACCACTTCCTTTTGCACTATAGTTATCATTTGTAGTAAAATTATATCCTTGATTAGAATCAAATGATACTCCATTACCAGTATCAGTTCCACCAGTATCAGTTCCACCAGTATCAGAAGTTTGTGTTTTTACAGGTTTCCATAAATTACCATCTAACCATTGATTACCTTGGGGGTCAGTCCATAAACGACCTCGACCACTCCATCCTTTATCTTTTAAAGCTTTTTCTGCAGCCCAAGCTTTCATATAGGAATCACTTCCGGGTTGCATATCATGTCTAGAAGAACCCATTTTAAGTATATCTTCTTGTTTAAATACACCATTATCAATACCTGTATTCATAAAATTAGCTAATGCTTCTTGCGGTGATTTTCCCATCTCAGCATATTTTTTTAAATCATACCCCGGATTAAAACTATTATATAAAATATGATTCATATATTGAGAAGCGTTCATATCATTTTTACCAGTATATTTATAACCTTTGTTAGGGTCAGCTAATAATTCTGTTATTCCACCACCAGATAATTTTTTAATAAAGTTATTTTTATCTTTTTCTTGTTGATACCCATAACCCATCCATACTGCAGCCGTAGCAAATGGAAATCCTCCACCCATTATACTACCCATCATTCCACTTATAAAAGCACCTTCTGGGCCTTTATCTAATGAATAAATACCACCAATTTTTTTAGCTATAGTAGTAGCAGTTCCTTGTATACTTCCTACTTTTCTTTCAAAAAAATTATCTGCATTAATATTATCAAAACTTTTTGGGCTTCCAGTATTATTTTGTTGAGATTTAGATTTATTAGTATCATAGTTTCTACGATAATCCATTTCAGTTGTTATACCTTTATATATATTTACTGCATCATTAAAGTTATCTACATAAGGTTCTCCTGTAGTAGCATCATATTGTAATAAGTTATTTACTTGTGCTTCTTCACTTAAATCAACTGTAGCACTTCCAGAGGGAATATAATCTGTACTTCTTAATGAACTTTTTTTATCATCAGTATCATCAGTTGCAAACGCCTCAACATCAACTTCTCCAGTTTTACCTTCTATATTATATAGCTCTTCATTAGGGTCTATAAAATAAGATTGATTTATTTCATTTGCGTTTGGTACTGCCATATTATTCCTTTTTTATTTTATTAATATCGTCTTTTAATTTAATTAGTTGGCCCAGTAAAATTGCTTTCCCCTGACTGCGGAACATTTCCTGTTCCGATGTTGCCACCTCCAGTGCCCGATGGGTCTGTTCCTGCTCCATTAAGAGGTACTCCTTGAGGTGCTCCCATTGGTGACTGTTGACCAGTGCCTTGAGCTTGTTCAGTATCTTGTTGTTGTTGTGCATTTAATCCCTTTAACATTTCGGCAAATATAGCCGCATCATCCATATCATTCACTAATGTTTCAGGGTCTATATCCTGTGCTATAGCTAATTCTCTTATTAGATTAGGTATTTTAATGAATGGTGCTAACATAGGGTTAGCAACAGTTTGTAATAATGAAGTTAAGCGTTGAGACCTAACTTCTTTTTGCATAACACTAGCCACTCCTCTAGGTTTAATTTCTAGGTCACCCACAATTTCTGGATTTTCTGTATTAAATTGCATATTCCATTGAAACATTGCTTCACCTAATGGCTTTAACAAGTAATCATCTATATTTTTCATAACTGTTTTTATAGATAGGTTAGCCCCACTTAATAACATAGAAAGACCAGATGATGTTCTACCTGTGCCTGATACTCCTGTTTGCCCGTGCATAACAGAAGGTATTCCTGTTTCTTCATCTGCAAGTTGTCTTGCTTGCATATACATTTGTAAATTTTCTGGTGCTGTATTAGGAAATTTTAATCCATTAATTGCGGTTCCTGTAACACCTGATTGTCGTCTAAAGATTTTTCCGGGAAATATATCCATATTTTGACCCGGTACTAGAGATGCTTCATCAACATCAAAAACTAAATTACCTGCTAAAGCTAAATTATCAATAGCCATTCTAACATGACCATTCATAAGAAGCTGTGCATCTTCCATATTTTCTGGTACACCTACACCAAATAATTGATAAGGGTTTATTTCATATGGTAAAGCTTGATAAGGTATTCGCTGTGGAGTAAAAGGATTTATTGCTACTCGTAAAACATGTGCATTACCAACCCATACATTAACTTGCATTTCATTTAAATGGTCTAATGAACTAGGTATATCAGCACCAATTTGCTCTAATAACTGTCTATCTAGTATACCCCAGTATTCTAATACTTCATATCTATCAGTTGTTGTTCCTTCACCATAACTTTGTTTATCATAAGTTTGAATAATATCTTCATAATATTCTGTAGTGTAATTACCACCCATAGCTAAACATTCTTCAATTGCATCTTCATTAAAAAAAGGCATATTTTTTAAATCACGCATTTGTGAACGTGTAAATTTATGACGCTGTATTACATAGTCACAATCTGATAAACTTGTAGCTGCAGGGTCTGGAAAAAAATCCCAACATGATACTGCTTCTATTTTAGGTATAAGTCTATCATAAGGCGTATACTCTTTTTCTTGTGTCCATTTATGAACTGTTTTATTATAACTTAATGGCCCTTTAATAATTCCTGTACCTAATAAAACTGATTCAAAAATAGAGTGTCGTAAAGTATTTACTGCATTATTATCTAGTAATTGGTCATGAATAACCTTTTCCATTTTTAATGCTGTTTTTTTAGCAGGAGATATTTGTGGCTGATTAGGTAATCTAGCCGCTCCTTCTATTAAATTAGCACCTTCATATTGTTCTTTTAAACCACCAAGTTTATCCATACTAGGTGTTGCTTCTGTAGCACCGGGAGGTAATTCTCTACCATCACCGTCATACCCAAACGGAGATTGTAATTGTTCTTCGCCGGGAACTGCTTGGTGCACAACATCTGCTATACCTTCTGGTACAGGTGTAGGCTCAACTGTTATAGGAAATTTTTTATTAGCAAATAAAACATCAACTATTTGGCCATAGGCCGCTAATGTTTTTGTTTTAGTAATTTTAATAAAAACTTTACTTTTTTCACTATCTCTAAATTGAGTTGTACTATCATAAACTCCTCTATAATTTTTATAAGCTCTTAACCATCTAGATTCATGTGTTTGTCTAGATGATTTTGATTCCTCGTATTTACGAGTTACATGTCCTATAATACCCGGAAGTTCATCCGCATCCATAGTTGAAGCTTGGTCTGTACCTTGCTTATCATTGACCATTAATAGTCCTTATTTTAGTATGCTTTTTGTTTATCTGCGTTTAAAACTGATTTATCTAATGGTGCAGATTTAGCTGTTGGTGTAGCTTGAATAATTGGATTTTCATTTCCTTCTGGAATTTCTTCTTTAAAATCCGGTTTCATTCTAGTTAATGGAGCATCCGCTCTATCAGCTTTTAGTTTATCTGAATTCATTATATAGTCTTTACCATAGTTATAGTTATTATCTGGCATATTGCCTCCTTATTTAAATTTTGGTTTTCGTACTGAGTTGCCATAGACTTTACCTCCCATAGCGTAAGGTTTTCTTTTAACTTTACCTCCTGATTTATAAAATAGAGGTTCAATTGGTTTTTTACTTTGTTCCATAATTTGGTCATATTGCTTTTTTGCATCATAAATAGCAATTGGAGCAAATGCTTTAGTTCCAACTTTACTTACTACTTTACCCATTTTTGTAAGGGTATTATAACTACTTTTTAAAAATGTTCTAAAAGCTTTTTGGTATTGAGGTTTATTAAACTGTCTTACTTGGTCGTTTGTACCTAATTGATTTAATTTAGACTTTATATTTTCTTTAGTAATAGTTTTTTTAATGTTATCAGCTTCAGAAGCATCTATTTTTCCTTCTTTAATAGCTAAATCTAATTCTTCTATAGTATTTGATACACCATGTATTTTTGCGTTGTATGCTACATTTTCAAATAATTTATATCCTCGTAAAGTAAAATTAATTTTGTTACTTTGTGCTTTTATTGCATCATAAGGTACTACAGAAGTTACTGTTGATTTTTTCTCTCCTGTAAAACCCCCTAAACTATTTATTAAAGTATTTACAGTTGATTGAGGTTTTACATTTACAAATTTTTTAGCTTTTTCAGATATAACAGGAAGATTTTTTTTAATTATAGTAGGTTTTGTTTTTAACCCTTCCTTTTTTTTAGCTTTTGTTACTCTATCGTTTTTATAATTAGCAATTCTTTCTGTTGCTAAATTTTCTAATTCATAATACTGAGCTTTTGATATAGCATTAAAAACTTTTTTACTACCTATTAAAGACTTAATCTTTCTTTCTAGACTTTGTATTCTAGCTTTTTGAGTAGTAGTGGTTATACCTCTACGCAATGTACTAGTATTAAAAGCGTCAGTAATTAATTTATTAATCTTTTGGTGTGTTTGTCCAAAAATTATATCACCTTTACTTAAATCTGCCATATCTAATAACCAAATGTTGCATCACTAGGCTCATATGCAACTCTATCCTTTATTCTGTTTAGTGTTGTGTTCAATGTAGGTTGATTAGATTGCCTAGTCATAATCATATACCTTAATGCATCATATGCGTGGTCATCAGCTTTTGTATCTACATCTTCTGGATTTGTTTTTGATATAGGTATACTTGCTAATGTTCTAATTAAATTTGTACAAGTACTAAATATTTTTAATTTAGGTTCTGCTGTTCTAGGGTCTATTTGTAATCTTCTATGAACTTCTACTTTACCAGAAATTCTGTCTCTATCAGCAGGTAACCAACGAACACCATTTCGTATCATTGTTTCTGCTATACTTGGGCCTAAACCAACTTTATTCCAACAACTTGTATCTAAAATAGATAGAGCCATTTGAGGGTCAGTTCTTTCCATTTCTAAAATCATTTTAGCTAAAGCTTCACCTGTATATCCTGCTGAGTACAACTCACGATAAATATAAATATTACCATCAAAGTCTACTGTACCCCATAATACACAAGATGGAGAAGCATACCCGTAGTCAGCCGCTCTAAATCTTTGCCATCCTATAGGAACTTCAAATGGTTCCATAGTATGTAAATGTCTAGAGAACTCTGGAAAAGCTGCACCTTCAGCAACTTCCCAATCTCCTTCTAATAATCTTTTTCTTTCTACATCAGGTAAAGAACGAAGCATTGCTTCATACTGACCATCTTGCATTAAGTAAGGATTATCAGTTAATCGTGCAGGAATAA